ATGACATTCAGCCAAGCTGCTAAAAACTTTGTTATATTGATCACAGTTGCAATCGTGCTTTTGTTGGTTGATTTGTTCAAATGGCAGAGTGGACAGCAGACGTGGTCGGAAGCGATCTGGGAAGTGAACCAAGTCACATTAGCGGTTGCATTTGGCGTGGGCATGGTTTGTGGTCACTGTTTCACGGTTCCGAGGCTTATCGAAAGGGAAAATGATGCCAGATAACAATAGTACACCGGAAATTGTCGGCTATCTCAACTGGGCGGAATTGCAATCCGCCATCCTGCGTGGCCTTGGTATGCAGTCGTTCGTAGCAATCCTGATTGCGATTCTCTTGTCAGTTGCGGATTCAGCCAACCTGATCTACACCGGCCCACAGGCCGCCGTGATTGTCTGGATTGCCTCAAGCCTTGCCGGTTACCTTCGCAGCCAACAGATGGCCCGTAAGCTGATTTCACAGGGTTCGGAAATTGAAATCGAGCGAAAACCATGATACCCGCATTTCTGATCAAAATTCTGACGCCGTTCATCGTGGAAATCATCAAGGAACTGCTCGAGCGGATGGCAAAAGGAGAAGCCGTTGCTGTCAACGAAACGACGGTTTCACTTGCCATGTCTGCCCGAGGCCAGAGGATCGGCCAGGCACTCGCATCATCAAGGTCTGAATGACCCGACGCAAGACACCCCACCCCCGTGCACGAAGCACGTTAAGCCGACCATACAGGACAAAAAGAAATGCAATTACCGGAGGAAACCATCTTGAATCCAAACATGGGTTGGATTGTCGCACCTCTGGCAGTTGCGACGGAACAGGTGGCACATCAGGCGGCAATCGACCCGTCGATCCCAGAACTGCTCTACGGGATAGCGGCGGTGATCTACGCAGTGGCGGCAATCCGCCGATCGACCCGCGAAAAGACATCAAGCCATTCGTCATCGACTTCGGAGACCTCGAAGACTCAGCCTGAGTCCGAAGATACTGTCGATGTAAGATAAAACCCGCTGCGTCACTCATCACGACACGCATGATGGGCGGGTAGTTACACCTTAGGACTGGGCAGGGAGGCCCGTCTTTCACTTCCCGCAATCTGTTTCGGGAACATCCGCACAAAACAGCGGTAAGTTGTGCCGCTGTTCACACTTAGTCAATAACCCGTCAACGGGCCGCATGGGTGGCCCTTACTCAGTCCCCAGAAGGGTCAGGTGATCTGTGCCGGTAGCAGTGAATCAGGTTGTTTACGCAGCACCATGTCAGGGTGGCCAATGTCCGCCCGTGATACAAACCACCGTAAAGGCCGCCAGCGTGCCCGTGGTGGCGTTGCCGGTTGTTACCAGTCCAATCTATCAACCTGTCAAGCAGAAACGCTGTGGCGGGATCCTCAGACGCCTTTTCAGGGGTTGCCGTTGAACTCGATCGAGTTTGCATCCATGATCGGCGGGGTCTTGGTGGCCCTGCTGCTCTGTCATCTTGCCATCGGGGGGCGGCTTGACTGTGATTCTTAATCTTATCTCAACCCTGATACTGGCTCAGGCAGGCATCCCTGCCTATTCCATCCCGCCAAGTCAGGAGCGGGTGATCTTTTTTACAGATCGTGGACGCACGTACATCGTCGGTGTTGAGTCCAACACGGTCAAATATCTTGACGATTCCGCACCATCGCCACCTGATGTCAACCCTGTCAACCCTCTGACAGGGCAGGCTAAGGCATTTTTTGAGCTGGTCGTCCGACAGATCCCCACAAAGCAGTCTCAACAGGCTGGCGCACGGGTCATGATTGACTCGATTGACGCGACGGTCGCACAGATCGGTGCGTTGGGCTTGTCGCTTGAACAGGCTGTCAACACATTGGCAAGCTACACGCAGGCAGGTCAGATGGGCACCATCTGGGCAGGTTTCAGGCTGGGTGATTGGCTGGACGGCCAAAAGATCACCACGATTGAGCAGTTCACGGCTGTGCTCAGCGAGATCCGCAAAGCCTGCGAGGTGCTCGCCAAATGAGCCAGTTTGACGCCCTCAATTTTGGCTTTGGCTGGGTCGACGATCCCGCCGAAGTACAGCGGGTCTGCTACGAGAACGACATCAAAGATTTTGCCGAAGTGGCCCCTGCCTGCATGGCCGCCGCTCCGACCGATGGCCCCATCTGTCTGACCAAGTACATGGACAAGCTCTGGGGCGAATCGGATTGGGTCTATAATCAAGGCTCCTGTGGATCATGTGTTGCCATGGGTGCCGGTCTGGCTGCCGAAATCCTTGTCGCCATGGACACGATCGACAACGGGGCAGAGAACCCCGGACGGCTCGACTCCATGTCTATCTATTGGGGATCAAGGGTTGAAATCGGCGGTGGTCGTCTTTGGGGGCAAGGCTCAGTCGGTGTCTGGGCGGCTCAGTGGCTGCAAAAGTACGGCGTTCTGCCCGCCAAAAAATACAATTCGGTCGATCTCTCAGCCTACTCCTCAAGCCTCTGCTGCTCATCTTATGCCAGCCGTGGCGTGCCTGATGACTTGGAGCCAATCGCACGGCTTCACCCGGTGGCAGGTTATGCCGCTGTGACCACGTGGGACGAGCTGGTGGCCGCCATTTCATCGGGTTATCCGGTCACAGTCGCATCAAGCCAAGGCTTTGCCATGCAGCGTGACGCCAACGGATTCGCCCGTCCCTCCGGACGTTGGCCGCACCAGATGTGTTTTGTCGGTATTGACCTCAAAGACCAATCCGCCGTCTGCCAGAACTCATGGGGCAAAAACTGGATCTCAGGCCCGAAACCCGCCTGGATGCCGGAAGGCTCATTTAAGGTGGACAAGCAAACAGTCAACCGCATGTTATCACAGGGTGATTCGTTCGCCCTGAGCAACCTCAAAGGCTGGCCGAAGAAAACCCTGAACTGGTCGGTACTCAACTGGTGAAAGAGGGGCAACGATGAGCCAAGACGACGACGAACCCACGGACGATGAACTGGCAAAGATCGAAGACGAACTTGCCAAGTTGCACAAGGCTGACTCGCCTGTAATTGATATCGGTGGTGCTTTTGGGATGTACGAGATGCATTCTGACCGAATCCGCCTGCTTGGTTCACTGATTCATTCAATGGCCGAATTCCCGCAACTTGAACACATCCGTGAGGTGGTTGAGCATGAGCTGAAACTAACCTTGGCTCAGCCCGAACCTTACAAACTGGCCTGTTTTGCGGCCTCAAGAGCGGCTTATGAGGGCGAAGCTGTTGCGTAAGATAATCCACGGGGACTGTCTGGAAGTCATGAGGGGCATGGATGACGCTTCGGTTGATGCAGTCGTGACAGATCCACCATATATGATCGGTTCAATAAGCACAGGTGACCCAAAGTCAAAGGCTGGTTCACTTGTCGACCTTCAGAACTCTGCTTTTTGGTATAAGACATGGATTTCTGAGTCTTTACGGATATTAAAGCCAACCGGTTTTATTTTCGTGTTCAGCAACTGGCGAAGCATTCCAATATACACGTCTGTGTCCGATTCACTGAAATGCAAGATTCAATCATGCCTTGTATGGGATAAGGAATGGATTGGCCCTGCAGGTAAATCACAACTTCGCCCAACATTTGAAATTGCGGTGCTATTTGGGAAATCAGAGAAATCTATTATCCATAACCGATCCGCAAGTGATATTTACCGTTGCAAATGGATGGCCGCTCACAGTGGAATCACAGGGCATCCAGCGGAAAAACCAGTTGAGCTTATGCAGCACATGTGCCGACTGGTGACACCACCTGATGGGATTGTGCTTGACCCGTTCTGCGGTTCAGGATCGACATGTGTCGCTGCCGTGCGTGAAGGATTTCAATTCATTGGCATTGAGGCAAATGCAGATTATGTCGAGATTGCAAACGCTCGAATCCGTGCCGAAAGCCAATTCACCCTTGCGTAAAGCATACGCCACCATCCAGCCTGTCAGTCGTCAATGCACGGTGATCAGGATGGAAGTGCCGAACAAAGCCTCATGGGAAGGTTGGATTTTATTAAGATCTGACGCTCACCATGACAACGCCAAATGCAACCGCACATTGGAAAAACAGCATCTCGATGAAGCCATCGCACGCAACGCCCTGATCATGGACTGTGGCGACCTGTTTTGTGCGATGCAGGGCAAGTTCGACCCACGCTCAAGCCGATCGGCAGTCACGCCCGAACAGCAGGGTCGCAATGACTACCTCAATGTGTTGATCGACGAAGCCACCCAGTTTTATAGCCCGTACAAAGCCAATTGGGCCACGATGAGCCATGGCAATCATGAGACGGGCATCCTCAACCGTTGCGGGGTTGATCTGACAGCCTTCTTGGCGGAACGGCTGGAAGTGCCCGCTATGAGTTACGGGGGCTTCATCCGCTTGCAGTTTTCCCGCCAGGGCGCAGGCTGGAAGGAATCCAAGATCATCGCCTATCACCACGGTCACGGGGTCGGTGGCCCTGTCACACGGGGCGTGATTGGCACGGCTCGAAGAGCCGCTATCTGGCCTGATGCCGACGTCGTCTGGTCAGGTCACACGCATGAATCATGGACGGTGGTTGTCCCTCAGCAAAAACTCAACGCACAAAACCGCATCACCCGCCGCGACACCCTGCACATCAGCACGCCCGGCTATAAAGACGAGCACTCCTGCATGGAAGGCTGGGCGGTGGAAAAAGGGCTTAACCCCAAACCGCTTGGGGCGGCATGGCTCAGGCTGATCGTTCGCAATGACAAGATCCGCATCGAAGCACAACAGGCCCTTGCTTAACCCGTTTTTACATAAGTCAGACACTAAATTGACACCCAAACCACGCAAAAAACCGGATCGCAAACGGCTTTTAGCCAAAATGCCCACAGGCGAAGAGCTCTACCGCGTCGCTCGTGATGTGCTTTTGGCCGCTGGTAAACAGTATGCCCGTAGCTGGTATCCTGACATCTACCCTGCCAAGAAAGAGATGGAACCGCTCGACCCGCTTTCGGCAGCCAATATCATGGCGGCAAGGTTCATCCCATACATTGATGCTTATATCAACGAAGGCGGGCAGGTTGTTACCGCTGAACTGGGGCAACAGCTTGCCGATGACTGGCTTGTCGATGCTCCGCAGGTTCTGGATGCGGCACGTGGTGCGGCTCTTGAACTTTGCGAAGCGACAACAGACCAGTTTTTGCGTGATATCGAAATTACACTTGCCGCCATGCGAAAAGAGACCGCTAACTCCATCGCATCCGGTGAAACTCTGGGCGAAACCGTCAACAGGATTGACCGATACATGGACGAGGGCAGTCGTTGGCGTGCCCGTCGTATCGCTGTGACGGAATCCGCAAGGGCTTACAACCAAGGCCAACACGCCGCCACACAACCGCTTGATTTCATCATTGGGCATGAACTGCTCCTGTCCGATGACGCCTGCCCGCTCTGTCATGCCATCTACCGCATCTGCCCCAAGATTCCCAAAGGTGGCACGTTCGGCAAAAACGGCAAGAATGAAACTTACCAAGACCTGAAAGTTCC